TATGGACAGAAGAGTTGTTCATGGCCTCCCAGCAAAAAGAAGCTGGCTTTATAGAGCAATGGGAAGAAATGCAGGAAACTGAAGATTAATAAGTATAATAAAAGCGTAATATATATAAAGTAAACCGATTATTAATACAAAACCAAAACCAATGACAGTTTATTACCAGACTAATTCGTGGAATAGTCAACCACAACCAACAGAAGACCGATTAGAATTATGGAATCACATTGCCGATAAAGCTAACTGGCGTATAGTTCAATTACCAAATGGATATTACCAAACGGAATATCAAGATCTTAGAAAAGATGATACGTGGGTCGATATAACAAGACGAGAAACAATGGAGGCAGCAGAAACCTCTATAGACTCTACTATCGAACACTATAATAAAAAATTAGAATTTATAAAGGGACCTAAAGTAGTTAAAACCTTTAAATAATAAAATGCGCCGCTTGAGGCCGACCACAGGCAAATACACGTGGGAACCCCAAAGGGATATCCGGCGCATACCTACACGCTGCTCGCGAAGAGTACAATCAAATTAAATTAAATTAAATGGAATACAACAATCCAAGTGAGATAGTGAAAACACTCACTTTTGGCGGAGAAGCCAAAGAGCAGATCATGCAAGGTGTCGAAAAATTATCAAACGCAGTAAAGAGCACATTAGGAGCATCTGGAAAATGCGTAATATACGAAGACGCACTAGGCAGACCGGTGATAACAAAAGATGGTGTAACCGTTGCGGAAAGCGTAGTCTTACTACATCCGGTCGAGAACATAGGAGCCACTCTTATAAAAGAAGCGGCAAGTAATACAGTAAAGGAAGCAGGAGACGGTACAACAACATCAACCGTCCTTGCTCATTCCTTGCTTAAAACAGTTAACAAGCATTTAGATGAAGAAAAAGTTAGAGAACTTAAGAGCGGCATTATTAGCGGTTCTGAAAAAGTCATGGTTTATCTTGATAAAACCAGTACTGAAGTTAAGGGTGAAATGCTTAAACAAGTTGCAGGGATTTCATGCAATAATGACCAAGCGCTCGGCGACAAAATTGGAAAAGCTTACGAAAAAGTTGGAAAAAATGGAGTCGTATTAATGGAAGAGTCTGATACAAACGAGACTTATGTTGAGTTTGTTGACGGCGTTCAATTTGACAGTGGCTTAAAATCACCACATTTATCTACGGATAAAAACAAAGGTACTGCTACATTAGAAGATCCTTATGTACTAATAGTATCTTCTCCAATACCAAATATACGAAGAATACAAAACGTATTAGAATTCGTAATCAAAAATAAGAAAAGTTTACTAGTAGTAGCAGACGTGGAACAACAGCCATATCAAACTCTATTAGCAAACAAGGTAAAAGGAAACATAAAGATAAATATAGTTGACTTACCTGGATTCGGCCCTACTAAACAACAGACACTAGAAGATCTAGCTATATTGACAGGGGCTACAATTATAAACGAGGAGTTAGGAGACGATTTAGACTTCATAGAGCCTAATGTATTAGGTAAAGCTTTTAAGTCCGTTACGGATGATAAAAACACTGTTCTACAAGTAGCTGAAGCAACTGAAGAAGTAGCTTTAAGAATAATAGATGTAGAAAAGCAAATAGGTGAAGAAACTAATCCATTTTTTAAGAAACAATTAGAACAACGCTTGTCTATGTTAACTGGTCAAGTTGGCATTATATACGTTGGCGCGGATTCTAAGGTAGAACTTAAAGAGAAAAAAGATAGGGTTGAAGACGCTATATATGCGACGAAAGCTGCTTATAAGGAAGGAATAGTTGCAGGAGGCGGTGTAGCGTTATTAAATGCTTCTACTATAATTAAACCTAAAAACAAAGGAGAGGAAGTGCTGCTTGAAGCAATAAAAGCTCCATACCATACTATATTAGAAAATGCAAACATACCAGTTGTATATCCCTCAATGAAAAACAGAGGTATAGACGTTAAGACTGGCAAAGATGTTAATATGGTTAAAGCAGGGATAATTGACCCAGTGTTAGTTACAAAGTCTGCTTTAAAAAATGCAGTAAGTGTTGTTGCTACTATAATATCAGCGGATTGTGTAATCAGTAATAAAAGATTAGCATGAGAGCAATAAATCATTTTTTAATAGTAGAGAAAATTAAAGAGGCTCCTAAAAAAGTGGGTGGACTTGAACTTACGGAGAAACAAAATAAAGACGTTAGATATCTTAAAGCTAAAGTCATTAGTGTTGGAGATCAAGTGCCTATGCTGAAAAAAGACGACGTAATCTGGTATGATAAACATGCTGGACACGGTATAGAGTGGGATGGCAACTTCTACTTGGTATTAAAAACGCCTGATATAGTACTTATAGAATGAAACTAAGTGCTGTTGATTTGCAAGATATGAACTTATTAAAGTATTACAGGCTTATAAGAAAATGGGCTTGCAAAACTTATGAGTTAAAAGATGCGGACTTAGAGCTCTTGATATACTTAGATTGCAAGAAGCTTTTTACACGTGATGATTTTATAAATGGCGTGTATACATATAGTTGGGATAAAAACAGATGGGAAAGATTACGTAGAGAGGGCTGGATAGATGTTTTTAAAGAACGCAATAGAACCACGTCAAAATACGCATTATATAAGACTTCTTTCAAATGTCAAAAGCTAATAAAGCGCATTTACAAAATAATGCTCGCAGAAGAAGATATGCCGACATCCCAGAGAAGTACATTCTATAAGAATAAAACATATACAGATAAAGTTTACAATAAAGCTATTGACGATATGATAAACGATAAAGATCGATGAGTTTCAAACTAAAATCAAAAGGCGAAATATTCGGCATCAATGAGGAGTTATCCAAATTTGGTAGACCAGTTTTTGAAAAAGATTTAGGCGATGATATTATTGCAGAGGCTAATCGAGATGGCACTACATTTGTAAATAAAAATGCGAGCGAAGCTCAAAAGCGCGGCTCTATTAACGAAGAAGACAATCACCACGACCAAATGATGACAGGACGTTTACAGTATACGAACGAAGAGGTTATTTGGAAAAAAGACACAAGGTCACCTGCTAGAGTATATCAGCGTATAGGTGGCAGGATAGTAAACAAAACAACCAATGAGCCAGAAGGCGGAAACCTTGAATGGGAAGCCGAGGCCAAAAAAGAAGACTAACATCATGGGAGTAATACCAACCACAGCAAAAGCCTCTCGCTCATGCGCGAAGAACAGTATGCTAAAGCAAACTGAAAAAGACTTATCTGACGGCCAAAGCACAAAATCAGTAAGTACCGCGGATGAATTCACACCTATAGGCGAAAGCGGATTTTCATCGCAAGGCCTCGCAACAACAACAACTATTGAAAATGCGGGTACACCAGATCAAATTATCCCTGGTAAAAATGTTGAAAAAATAGAAACAGACAATCAAAAATACTTAGATAGTTTTAAAGCTGGTTTTCAAAGAGACAATGAAGGGTTTGATAATATTGATGATTATAGAAAAAACAAAGAAAAGAAATATAAGCCAACTGTAAAGAAAGGTACACCACCAAAAAAAGAAGAAGATAAAGTAACGGATCCTAATTTTGAAACAGCAAAAGGATTAGAAAACTGGGATGCTCGCCAAGACGTCCGTCAGTCTAAGTACTTGAACAGAATGGATCGCCAAGCTGAAAGACGCCAAGATAGATACGAAAGAAAGTACAATGCTGATGGCACTAAGAAAAGCAAAGAAGATAGGAAAGCTATGCGTCAACAGCAAAGAGCTGATAGAGCTGCTAGTAATATAAAGAGACAGCAAGATCTTCAAAATCAAATTAGAGAAAGAAAAAGCTTAAGAGATGTGCAAAGATCTCAGGGTAGTTTCGGCGGTGAAAAATATCAAGTTGGTAACGTTAGAGAGAATCAATCTGGTATAGATAACAGAGTAACAAAATCTCTTTTTACGCCAACACAGATAAGTAAAGCTGTTAAGACACAATCAGAGCAACCTACTACTTTCCAAGAAGTAGCAAATACCTTGGGCACAGTATTCGGCAAAAAAGAAGGAGGCAGCACAGTAGGTAATATGATACGTAGTGTAATACAGAATCCAGATGGCATGAGAAAAGCAGGGCCAATGAAAAAAGCTTACTTTAAAAACAAATAGTTATGGCAGGATATATACAACCAGAGAATAGTTCTGCGGTAAAGAAGCTCCGTAAAACAACAAAAGGAAAAGGAAGACATTTCTTAACAGCAGAAGAAGGAGCAGGTATGACAGCGGCTGGAAGAAAGGCTTATAATAAAAAAACAGGTGGTAATTTAAAAGCGCCACAACCTGGAGGAGGCAAACGAAGAACATCTTATTGTGCTAGATCTAAAGGTCAAATGAAGCAACACGGGATAAATTGTTCTAAAACTCCTAAGAAAAGAATTTGTGCTGCACGAAGAAGATGGAAATGTTAAATCACATACTAGGCAGCTGCGGTGAGAATCATATAAATATATTTCACATAGCTATGCCTTTACTAATAATTTTAATTTATGGAATCAAAAGGACTAGGCGATACAGTTGAGAAATTTACAAAAGCAACTGGTATTAAGACTGTTGTAGATAAAGTATCTCAAGGCTTAAATATACCTTGCGGTTGCCAACACAGAAAAGAAAAGTTAAACAAAATATTTCCTTATAAAAAATAGAAAATGAGTTACAATAAACCAATCACATCGAGAATACAACATTCTACCCAAGGCGGAATGAAGGTGCAAGAGCCTTTGTTAGACGTAGGTAGCGTAGCTAAGTATAAAGCAGACACATCTTTAATGGGTAAAGATCATTACAAGAAGTTCCAATCAACTACCATCGATGCTACAAAATCAGCTGATACAGCTCCTGAACCAGTAGCTAAGCAAACAGCAGGGCAAACTGCAACGTTTGGACCTAAGGGCACAAATCCTAATCCAAAGCTCTACGCGGGTATAGTAGCTGAAGGCAAAGGAGTTAAAGACAAAAAAACACCAGCTAAAAGTCTTGGTCCAAAAGCTGTAGGTAAAAACTACAAGAACGGGTATTACGGAAAGTAATGAAAAAATTATGGCAATGGCTAACAGGTTCTGTTATAAAAGAAGTTGGTAAAGTACTAGATGACTTAACAACAACAAAAGAAGAGAAGCTAGAAGCAAAAAGACTTATTACTCAGATTCTTGAGCAAGCAGATAAAGAAGGCCAAGAGCAAGTTACTAGAAGATGGGAATCAGATATGAATTCAGATTCTTTCCTTTCTAAAAACATACGCCCTATGGTACTTATATACTTAACGTTTATATTTACTATTTGTGCGTTCTTTGATGGAAACGTTGGAGAATTTAAAATAGCAGAAGAGTATATCCCAATATTCCAAACTCTTCTTGTGACAGTATATGGTGCGTATTTTGTTGGGCGTACTTGGGAGAAAGCAAAAAATTCCAGCAATAAAGACAATTAAATATAATAAAATGAAAAAAGTAGAGAAGTTAACAAAAAAAGAATTAGAAGCTTTAACTAACATTATTAAGCAGCTGAATAGTGTACAATCACAAATTGGTGGCTTAGAATTACAAAAGCATGAATTACTCCACACCTTCGCGCAAGTGAAAGTTAAACTTGATGAGCAACAAAAAGAATTGCAAGTTAAGTACGGAGATAAAATTATTGATGTTAATACAGGAGAGTTAAATGAGCCTTCTAAGGAAGATTAGTATAGGGAAAGACTATAAAAATGACGCCATGCACTATTCTGTTGGACAGGAAGTGTATGGTGGTCATACTATAGTTAATATTATAGAAGAAGAAGAAAAGTATTCTGTCTATATTAAAAAAGGATCTGATGTTATTCCCTGGAAAGACTTCAATAAAAATATGGCTATAGCTATAGAATATAATATTGATTATTAATGAAGGGTATTTTTGATTTTGTTGTAGTTCCTAAAAGCAGCAGATACACTAATACCAAAGATGTAGACGGTAAAGAATTAATATTAAACACTGAGCTTCAAAACCACAACTTTGTATCTAGAGTAGGTATTGTAGTTATGGTTCCTAGTGTCAACGACATAGGTGTTAACATAGGAGACGAGGTAATATTACATCACAACGTGTTTAGGAGATTTAGAGACATACGTGGTATTGAAAAAAACAGCAAGAGCTTTTACAAAGACAATATGTACTTTGTATCACCTTCCCAAATATTTGCTCGTAAAGCGAAAAAAGAATGGGAGCCTATAAAAGGATTTAACTTTGTAGCGCCTATAAAAGAGGACAAGATGTTCTCTACCGACTTTGAGAAGCCGTTAATAGGCATACTAAAATACAAAGACACTAGCTTAAAAGTTATGACCGTTGGTGACTTAGTGGGTTTTAGTCCAGGAACAGAATATGAGTTTTTAATTGAAAAACAAAAAATGTATCGAGTTCCTACCAATCAAATTACAATTAAATATGAATATCAAGGAAACGAAGAAGAGTATAATCCTAGCTGGGCAGCGGGCGGTTGAAGAGCTAATAAAAGTAGCTAAGGAACCTATTGTAGATTCCGACGATGACATATCAGCTGATAGGCTTAAGAATGCGGCAGCCACTAAAAAGCTGGCTATATTCGACGCGTTCGAAATATTATCAAGAATACAAGAAGAAGAAGCTATATTAGAAAACAAACCTAAAGAGGAAGAAAAGAAGAAAACTTTTTCAGGGTTCGCAGAAAAAAGAAGCAAGTAATGTACGAGCAGACTTTATATAGCGTAATAACTCCCATAAAGCAAACCACAATATCAAGGTTAAATAAAAGCAAAAAATGGAGGTATGGATACAACAAGGAACACGATGTTGTTGTTATAAGTAAGACTGGGCAAATTGGTGAAATATACAATATACAGAATTTAAAAATTGCATTGCCAAAAGAACCAGTCAAAATTAATAAGTCTAGTGATAAGTGGGTAGCAGATGAATACCCGAAAGAGCTAAAACAAATACAAAGTGTTTTTGATTGGCGAGATTATCCTGAAGACTTCAAAGAAAAATGGGAACCATATATAGATGAACAATTCAAGCGCAGAGAAGAAGGCCATTGGTTCAATAATAAGAGCATGGCTACTTACATTACTGGCACTCACTTTATGTACTTGCAGTGGAGCAAGATTGACGTTGGGAAACCAGACTTTAGGGAAGCAAACAGACTATTCTTTTTATTCTGGGAGGCTTGCAAGGCAGACTCACGATGTTACGGAATGTGTTACCTTAAGAACCGTCGTTCCGGATTTTCATTTATGTCTTCAGCAGAGACCGTTAATATGGCAACAATTACGTCGGATGCACGGTACGGTATCTTGTCTAAGTCTGGAGCCGATGCTAAGAAAATGTTCACTGATAAGGTTGTACCAATATCCGTTAACTACCCCTTCTTTTTCAAACCGATCCAGGACGGTATGGACAGGCCCAAGACCGAACTTGCCTATAGAATCCCAGCCAGTAGACTCACTAGAAAATCCTTACAGAATAAGAAAGATCAGGAGCTCCTCGAGGGTCTTGATACCACAATCGACTGGAAGAACACGGGTGACAACTCCTACGATGGGGAGAAACTTAAACTCCTCGTCCACGATGAATCGGGTAAATGGGAAAGGCCGGACAACATCCTCAACAACTGGAGGGTCACGAAAACAACATTAAGACTAGGGGCTAGAATTATCGGTAAGTGTATGATGGGAAGTACATCAAACGCTTTAGATAAAGGAGGAGAGAACTTCAAAAAACTATATAATGACTCAGACGTTACAAAACGAAACCGCAATGGACAGACTAAGTCAGGATTATATTCTCTGTTCGTTCCTATGGAATGGAATTACGAAGGATTCATTGATTCTTATGGAATGCCTGTATTCGAAGATCCATCAGAAGATTGCGTTGGACCACACGGAGAGTCTATCGAGGTCGGTGTCATCGAACATTGGGATAATGAAGCGGAAGGTTTAAAAGGCGACCAGGATGCTTTAAATGAGTTCTACAGACAGTTTCCTAGAACAGAAGAACACGCATTTAGAGACGAAACAAAAAATAGTATATTCAATTTAGTAAAAATATACGAACAAATAGATTATAACGAAGATTTAAAAAGCTCAGCAGTAGTTACTACGGGTAGTTTTAACTGGGAGCATGGTGTTAAAGATAGCAAAGTTATGTTTTCACCAAATCCAAACGGTAGATTTAAAGTTTCTTGGGTTCCTAAGATTGCTTTACAAAATAAACAAGTGATTAAAAATGGGGTAAGACACCCCGGCAATGATCACATTGGGGCGTTTGGTTGTGATAGTTATGATATATCAGGAACAACAGATGGGAGAGGATCGAAGGGTGCTTTGCACGGTTTAACTACTTTTAGTATGGAGGATGCACCTCCTAACACTTTCTTTTTAGAATATGTAGCTAGGCCACAAACCGCTGAAATGTTTTTTGAAGATGTTTTAATGGCATTGGTATTTTATGGAATGCCTATATTATGTGAAAACAATAAACCTAGATTATTGTATTATTTAAAGAGACGAGGGTATAGAGGATACTCTATGAATAGACCTGATAAACTTTATAATAAGTTATCTGTAACAGAAAGAGAAATAGGTGGAATACCAAACTCGTCAGAAGATATAAAGCAAGCTCACGCAGCTGCTATAGAAACTTATATTCAAAATCACGTAGGTGTAACTAGTGATGGAGAATATGGGTCAATGTACTTTAATAATACCCTGAATGATTGGGCGAAATTTGATATAAATAAAAGAACAAAATTTGATGCCGCTATTAGTTCAGGTTTAGCTATAATGGCGTGCAATAGACATCTATATAGACCAAACCCACGAGTTGAAAAACAAAAGTTAAATTTAAGCATTGCAAGGTACAAAAACAACGGTGCAATTTCGAAAATAATAAAATAAGTATGGCTGAGTCAGTTATAAATAGTTTTTTCCCAAGCCAAGTTGCTAGCGACGCAGAGAAAGTGTCACCTGAGTATGGATTGAGAGTTGGTAGAGCTATTCAAGATGAATGGTTTAAATCCGATTCTGGTAGTAATAGATATAAGAGTAATCAAAATACTTTTCATAAGCTGAGGTTATATGCTAGAGGTGAGCAACCAATACAAAAGTACAAAGATGAGCTATCAATTAACGGTGACTTGTCTTACTTAAATATAGACTGGAAGCCTGTTCCTATAATACCTAAGTTTGTAGACATCGTTGTTAACGGAATATCTGAAAGAGCTTTTGATATAAAAGCACACACGCAAGATCCTTATGGTGTTTCAAAAAGAACTAAATATTTAGAAAGTATAATAAGAGATATACAAACTAAAGAGATTAATGACTTTGCGCAAGAAAACTTCGGTGTAAATTTATATGAAAACCCACCTGAAATGCTACCAGACTCTAAAGAAGAGTTGGATGTTCACATGCAGTTAACTTATAAGCAAGCTGTAGAGATCGCTGAAGAGCAAGCAATAAACGTTTTACTGGAGGGTAATCATTACGATTTAACAAAGAAAAGAGTTACCTACGATTTAGCAACCATAGGTATTGGTGCTGTGAAAAACAGATTCTCTAAATCCGAAGGAGTTGTAATAGATTACGTAGATCCTGCTAATTTAGTTTGGTCACACACAGATTCACCTTACTTTGACGATATATATTATTGTGGGGAAGTTAAAGACGTTGCTATTAATGACTTAAAAAAGCAATTTCCAGAATTAACAGGTGAAGATTTAAAAAGCATATCAAGACAAGGATACCAGAACAACGGTTTCTATGACAGATCGCTTTCTAATTATAACGAATCAGATTCAAATACAGTTCAAGTTTTGTATTTCAACTACAAGACATACATGAACGAGGTTTATAAAATAAAAGAAACAGCTACAGGAGCATCTAAAGTTTTATTAAGAGATGATACTTTTGATCCACCAGTAGAAGTGCTTGAGCAGCAGTTTGGTAAATTATCAAGGTCTATTGAAGTATTATATGAAGGTGTTTTAATATTGGGTACAGACTATTTACTTAAATGGGAGTTAGCCAAGAATATGATGCGACCTAAAAGCGACAGCGCTAAAGTATATTTGAATTACAGTATAAACGCACCTAGAATGTACAAAGGGCGTATAGAATCTTTAGTTAGTAGAATAACTGGGTTTGCTGATATGATACAGCTAACACATTTAAAATTACAGCAAGTGTTATCTAGAATGGTTCCTGATGGCGTTTATTTGGATGCTGATGGCTTGGCTGAGATTGATTTAG